TTGGCCTCGATCAGCCACCAGAGCTCCGCCGGGCTCATGGCCCAGAACTCGGTCCGGCTGACCCAGCCCTGGCCGACCGCAAGCTTGAAACACGCCTCGACAAGCGCGCAGCGGCCTTGCGGCGGTTTCCCCGGCTGTGTTCCTTGCGCATCGCGCTGGCGGGCAGCATCATGTGCAACAGCACCTGGAGCGAGAGCACCGCTTTTCTGGTCTCCTCGCCGCCGCGATAGATCCCGGCATAGACCTCATCGTCGGCGACCTTGGCCCCGGCAAAACGCAGCACCGCGCCATAGGCCTGGGAGAGTCTGGCGAGCGGCGCGGTGCCGCGCTCGGTATAGTCCTGAAGCTCGACCATGGTGATATGCTGCTCGATACGCGCGATCGCCCCGAGCATGGCGTCGGAAGGGATCACATAGTCCTGTCCCTTCCAGTTGAGGCGGATGTCGTCGAACACCTTCATCTTACGGCCCCGGCGTGTAGGTGACGATGCCGCTCGACATCAAGGTCGCCTCGAAGGTGGCGGCATCATTATAGGCGCCGGTCTCGCTGTAGCTCGACAGATAAAAGCTGCCCGCGATCTTGGCGCCGTCGTCATATTCGATCTCGGCGAGCTTGGTGCGCGTGCCGCCGAACCAGTCGGCCTTGAGCACATGGCTCTTGGTCACGCCCGAGAGCGAGATCTCGACCTGGTTCTCGGCCGGATCGGCAAGGAGCTCGCGCCAGCCGGAATTATCGTCCGCCGTCACATCGACCGCCTCGCCATTCAGCGTCACGCCCTTCTCGCGCACGCCCGCAATCTCGGCGAGCGGGGCGGCCGCGCCCCATTTGAATTTGATCTTGCGTCCCAGTCTTGCCGCCATGGCTCACCTCCTCATTGCTCCGTCCACACCAGAAAATCGAGCGCGGTGCGGAAGGGGTAGTCCGCCGCCTCCGCCCCGCCCTCGCGCAAATCGCGCTCGGCATCGAGCTCGATGAATTGAAACACCGTGCCGGCGACCGTTCCCGCAAAGCCGCTGAGCGCCCCCGTCACCGCCCGGGCGAGCGTCTTCGCCTCGCCATAAGTCGTCGCCCAGCAATCGATCTGAATCCGCGCGCTCAGAAGCCCGGCCTCGCCCTCATCGGCATAGAGCGGGGCGCCATCGATCCGGTGCAACACGATGGCCGGCAGTGCCGCGCCTTGCGGCCTGGCGCCGGGATAAACCCGCCCAGCCGCGATCGCCGCCACACCGCTATTGGCAATGAGCTTGGCGATCAGCGCTTCTTCCATAGGCTGGCTTTACGTATCGCCGCGTGATACGTTTTGCATTGAGGTGCGCCCATGGCCGACGATCCGCTGAGCCCCATCCATCCCGGCGAAATCCTGCGCGAGGAGTTCCTTGCGCCGCTCGGCATGACGCCCTATGCGCTTGCCGCGGCCTGCCATGTGCCGCGCACGCGCATCGAGCGGCTGGTGCGCGAGGAAACGCCCGTGACGCCCGATACCGCCTTGCGCCTGGCCCGGTATTTTGGGACCAGCGCCGAGTTCTGGCTCGGCATTCAGACCCGCTTCGATCTGGAGAGGACGAGCCGCGCCCTCGCCCCGGAGATCGAGGCCATCCACCCCCGCGAGCCCGCCTAAACCCACCATCCTTGCCTATCCCCTCGCCTTTGCCCTCTTGCGCGCCAGGCGCGCGGCGGATTTCTCGATCTCGGCCCACAGATCGTCCTTGAGGCCTTGAAGCAGCGCGTCCTTGCCGGCGTCCCAGGCCGGGCGCAGAAAGGCCCGCGGGGCATTGTGCTGGGTGCCGAACTCCTGCATATGCGCCTGCGGCAGGGCGCCCGCGCCGATGAACATCTCGATATCGTCACGGGCCCCCTTGCGGCGCATCCGGCGCTGGCGCCGCGTCAATTTCGTCGAGACGCCGATCGACTGTTTCAGATCGCCCTCATCGACCGGCGTGAGGCTCCTGGCGTGAGCGGCGATCGGCTCGGCGCGCTTCTTGAGCACCCGGCGCACCACGCGCTTGGCGGTGGCGTCCGGGAGCGCCCGGAGAGCCGTTTGCAGCTCCTTGAGCCCCTCGATCCTGACCTTGATCGTCATCGGTCGGCTCTTGCTACGGCGTCGATCTCGCGCCAGGCGCGGCGGCCGATATCGCGCACGGCGGTGATGTCATAGAGCCGGCCCTCGAACAGAATGCGGTCCCTCGGATCGATGCTCGCGGCCAGGCTCGACCAGCGAATGGTGAAGCGCGTGGTGATCTCGGCCCCCACTTCTTGCGCCCGGTAGCGCTCGGCGGCGCTGACATCGCGCCGTCCGGCCCAGAGCGTGACGAGGTCCGCCCAATTCGCGACCGGCTCATTGAAGGCGTTCACGGTCATTGCCGCCCGCTGGATGGCGATGCGGCGGTCGAGCTTGCCCGCGCTCATGCGAAGCGCCCCACGCGGTAGCGGCCGAGGAGCTCCTTGAAGCCATGCTGGATCTCGGCCGGGACCTCGCCGATGACCACGGTCTCGCGCTGCTCATACCAATGGCCGATCAGCATCAGCATGGCGATGCGCAAGGGCTCGGGGATCGCGCTGAGATCGGGCGGGATTTGATCCGTCCCCGGAAAGCCCGCCGTGAAGGTGATATGCGCCGCATCGTAGCGTTCGCGCACGATGGGCCAGGAGAGCCCGTAAGCCGGCTTGATGCGCGCCTCGAAGCGTCCCTTGCGCCATTGATAATCGGCGGGCTGGACGGTCTGCATGACGCCCGCCTCATCGAGATAGCGGACGGCATCGATGGAGAGCACCGGCCCCATCGGGATCCAGATCTCGCCCATGAGCCGGTCGAGCCGCATTTGCCATTGCGCGGCGATAAGGGCGAGGCCCGCCCCGTCCGGCCCCTCGACCGTATCGCGCGCCGCCTTGATGGCGCGGGCAAGCAGGGCATCCTCGGCATCGTGATCGATCCGGCAATGCGCCTTGACCTCGGCAAGCGTGAGGGCCTCGGCCGCCGGGGCCGAGAGCCGCTCGATCCTATCCCACATCGGTTATGCCGGATGCGCCAGATGCTTCACCGCGGCGGTGTCGAGGAGTTCGCCATCGAAGCGGGCAAAGCCGATGAAGCCGACCTGGTCGAAATCCGCATAGCGCTCGACGAGACGGCGGATGGCGATCTCCTGGACGCGGCGGACAATGTAGCGGTTCATCGCCCCGAACAGCACCGAGCGGGCCGTGGCGGCCGGCACCGCCATGGCCTGGTTGATCACATAAGGATGATTGAGGATCGCCGCCGGCGCGCCGGAGCGGGCATCCGCCGGCTGCCAGATGTAATTGCCTTCGAGGTCCTTCACCTTCCTCAGCTGCTTCAGGCTGGTGTCGTGGAACATCCAGCGGCAGGAGGGATCGGCGCGATAGGCCGGATCGAGGGAATGCTCCAGCTCGATGAGATCGTCGAAGCTGATCGCGGCCGCGGCGGCGGCGTTGGTCCCCAGCATCGAGGCGGTGACGATGCCGTTGGGGTCGCCCGCGCCGTCGCCCGTGGTCAGATCCGCATTCAGCTTGCGCCCGAAGCGCTCGGCTATCGCCGCCCGGATGATCGCCTCGATATCGAAGGCCGAGTCCTGCATGAGCTCCGACGACACCAGGATGGCGCCGGAGGCATATTTATAGGCATCGAGCTGCTTATTGCCGAAGGCGAGATCGCCATCGGCGCCTGTGACCTGGGCATTCTCGCCAAGGCGGTAGGCCTGGTTGCCCGTGTCGTTGAGGGTCGGCCAGTCGATCTGATTGCCGGTCGCCGTCACCAGCTGGCGGGTGACGCCCGGATCGAGCATCGGCCCCCAGGCTTTCAAGGAGACGATCAGCTCGGCCATGAAGCCTTGCGGGATGGTGTAGCCGCCCTGCGCATCCGCCGTCGATTGCGCCCGCATCTCGCGAAGTAACTTGCGCTCCTCGGCGGTCATGCCGTCGAGGCCGCCGCGCAAATAGGCGCGGAAGGCGCTGGCGCGGGCTTCCTCGGCATCGGCCGCGGGCTCGGCGGTGACGGTGGCATCCTCGCCCCTCGGCCGGCGCGGATCGCCGCGGGCAAGCTCGGCCTCGCGGGAGGCAAGCTGCTCCTCGCGCTTGGCGAGCCCTTCGAGCCGGTCCCATTCCGCCATGATCCTGTCGTGCTCGGCCTCAAGCTCGCGGGCGCGGGCCTCGGGCGTGCCGTCCACGATCTCATCGAGTTTGGCGCGGGCATCGGCCACGAGCTTGGCTTGTTTCTCGCGGATCTCGGTTAGTTTCGGCATGGTGTTTCTCCAATAAAAAAGCCGCCTCGAAGGGCGGCGGGTTTAAGGGTGGCTTGAACGGTCAGCCGGCCGGCCGCATCAGCCGCCGGCTTTGGCATGTTTTGAGCCGGATCCGCAGGGCGGCGGCGTTGAACCGGCTCACCTGCCGGTGCTCTTGAAGCGATCGCACCCCGACCTCGGTTGTGGGGTACGCCCCGCGGGTGACGACCGAGACGTCGAAGAGCTCGCCGACCTTCTCGATGGTGCGCAATGGCGGGTCCTGGGCCTCATCCCATGTCTGGGCGCCGCCGCGCATCGAGAAGGCGAAGGACATCTGGTCGATATCGCCGCGGCGTATCTTCACGATCAAATCCCGCGCATCCTGGGTGTCGGGCGGATCGATCTCGACGCGCAAGCCACGCT